CCAATTACCTGCTGGTATGTTTAATTGATTAGGAGACCCTGAATCAGTTAAAAAAGAAGCTATATATCCATCTGCATTTATACTAAAATCAGTACTTGTACCTGTATTGGCAGTTGTACTCATTTGCTGATATCCTGTAACACTTGAAGCAACACCCCCATTAAAGTAAAAAGTTTGGCTTGAACCACCACCACCTGAACCTGGATTGTAAGCAGCTAAAGTACCATCTCCACGAATATATTGTCCTGTTGTACCTGCACCTGTTACATTTATGCTCCCATTAGCCGTTAGAGGCGAATTAGCGACACTAAATGCACTCGGCATAGATAAACCTATACTCGTAATTAAAGTCGGAAATGTGGTCAAATTTCCTGCACCATTTACATATTGACCTGAAGTACCTGCAAAGGCAAAAGCTAAAGTTCCAGCAGTTGTAATTGGAGAACCTGTGATTCCGATTGCACCTCCTGTAATAGTAGCACCCACCGATGTTACTGTTCCATTTTGTCCGCTTGATTTCTGCCAAGTTCCACTTCCGTATAACACCCAATCCCCTACGGCAAAAGTAACAGGACCAGCACCAAAGTTCACAGTTCCAGCAACATTACAAATGTACATATCCCCAGCATCGCCCACACCATTCGTTAAAGTCGGAGTATTTGTAGCAGCATTCCAAGTACCTAAATAAGTTACTACCGATGAAGGTAATTGAGATACAGGCACTTTACCACCACTATCAAGGGTTGCTACACCATTGGCAGCACCTAAAGGAACTGAACCCAAAACACCTGATGTTCCTGTTATTACACCTTCTAATGCCCTTACTTTCGCTCCACCTGTTATTTGTAATTGATTGCTCATTATAATTAGTTAAAAAGTCCTCTAATAAATTCATCTGATTCTAATGCTCTGCCAAATGTTAAAACACCTGTCGCACTATTCCATTTTACTTGCTCTGCACTTGGTGTTCCTGATGTAATAATATCTCTTACATCAACACCACCACGAGAAACATAAAGACAAGTTTTACCAATTAAATCAGTCCAAGTAATTGTAGTTTCGCCACCTGCTGCCGTATATTGTTTCATTGTAGTTCCGCCTCCCGTTACTACCACTCCACTTGGGTTTATTGTCGTTCCTGAAGTACCATATGCTCCTGTACCTTGTAAAGAAACCGAATAAGTTGCAATATCTTTCCAAGGTCCATTAATTGATAAAGATGTTAAATTACATTTTCCTGTAATAATAACTAAACCATTTGCTCCGTTATCAATTACAAATTTAACTACTATTGTAGTTCTATTTTGTTGTTGCTGAAGTAAAAATAAATAACCATAATTGTCCAATGTAATAATACCATCACAATTAATAGTCCAAGATGCTATGTCATTTTTAAATTCACGATACCAAGCCGATGTTTGACTTGTAACCTCTTTTTGATTGACATTAACATTAAATGTGCAACTCGTAGAACACGCAAAAGGAATATCGTAAGCAATTGTAGAAGTAAAATAATTAATATATGTTCCTTCAGTATATAATGTAGCCGTTCTGCCTGTTAAATTTAAAACAACAACTTTTACAACCAATCTATCCGTTGAAGCCATTGTAGTTATAGGTACAGTAACATTCGTAGTATATAATGTTGGACTTGTTGAAGTAAAATATACCGAATCAGAACTAGCTATTGGAGTTAATGTTGTACCATCAAATTTTGCAATTGTTATCGCAAACATTGGTGTTCCAGCCGTATTGGTAGAAAGTGAAAGGTAATTTTTAAATACCCAAACACCCCCAGCAATAGATGTTGAATTAGGGTCTCCGCTATTTGTAATAAAACTAGCCAAATCGCCATCAGCTATTCTAGTAAAATTAGCAGCAGCACCGCCTTCATTGTTTGGACTTATCTGATAATATGTACTTCCTAATATTGTTCCTTGCGATGTAGCACCATTAAAATAGTAGTTTGTACTATCTTGTTGCTTATAAAGCATTATGTTTTTACCTGTTACTTTAGTTGCCATATCACAAATTTAACCTTTAATTATAATTTATGCCATTAATAGTATAAATAGTCAAAATTGTGCTTTCTACTGCAACATTTGATATATCTAATAATGTTGATTGAATTTCGCTATTTACTATGTCTATGGTCATATTACCTGTCATAAAAAATTTATCCACAACACTTATTTGTGCTGGGTCGGTATCACTTATTTTTAAAATCTTACCTGCCGAAAATCTACCATTTGATGTTTCAATTCCGAATACATTAGAATCTACATTTATTAGATTTCTTCTATAAGCATTTACATATTCTTTCATAATCAATTGCGATAACCCTTGAAATGTACCTGTTACCCCATATTTATACCATCCTGAAGCACCTACATATACTGTATCGTGAAATACCAAAACAGTTCCTAATGCTTGATTATTTACATATCTATCAACTCCATCGCCTGTATATATTGGGTAACCAAAAGGCAAAGTTACATCTAATGTATATTGATTATCGGTACTTAAAATAGATGTTGTTTTTATTGTTTCAATTGGAGATTGAAAAGTTAAAACAAAGTCTCCTATTGTTATTTCAGTAGAACAAATTGCATTATCAAATACTTGTATTGCAACTGTCAATTGCCCACTAATAGGCAAAGCTGGAGTTGTAATAGAAAAGTTATTTATTTCATTTTGGCTTACTTCATCTATTAAATAATAGTTATCAAAAGGAGCAACTGAAGCATCTTGCCAAACCTTATCGACATTGTAATAATAAATAGGAGCACCAATACCTGCACCCGTAACTTGTAATTTTAAAAAGCCTCTTTTTTTAGCAATCTCTTGATTATAAAATGTATGTGAATAAGTAATTGTATCATTTTGCAAAGCAGTTGGAACTGTTGCAGATACATAAGTATATCCTGAAGCACCTCCGCTTGTTGTACCTGTTACTAATTTATATCTATCACTTGCCTCATAGGTTTTAACAATTGTTGTTATACTTCCGCCAACTCCATTAGTGTAATTATTCCATAAAATAGGAACTCCGCTAACTTGATTTTTTAAATTGTTATTAGCAATATAATTAGGAGAATATTGTAATGTATAATTTTCTACAAAATTGTTATACCCTTTTTTAAATATTTTAACTTGTGAATTGTCTATAAAATACATTCCACTTGTATTTCCTGTATATGGTTGTATTGTACTTGTTACCGATGCCGTTCCTGAATCATATAAAGTTCCATTATAAGTGTACTCCGTATAATAATAACTTGTTGAAGCCATTTCATTAATAGCAACTATATTCCATTTATTATTTGCTTGATATATTCTACAGCCAAATGTTTTAGCAATATTACTCAATACTTGTAAACAAGATTGATAAGTTCCATCGCTATTTAAAAAATAATTAGGTCTTAAAAATGCTTGGTTAAAAGGTTCTTCGTAACTATGTACGCTTCTATCATTCATATAATTAGAATAATAAGAACACGCAGTATAAACATTAAGTCCTTCAGGAAATAATATTTGATTTAAACTATTTGTAATAAAATCCAATGCTTTAACAGGACTGAATTTATATAATAAACCACCTTCAACAAATGGATAAGGGAAATAATCTAACATACCCAATCCATCAATAGCATCAAATTTTAATTGCTTTCTTCCTGTTGTGAATAAATATTGCACATTGTCGCTTAACGCCCAACCTGTCCATTGTATTACTCCGTTAATTTTTAATTTAACTAAATACTTTCTATCGTTTAATGTTACAAAATTTGGTTGATTATTTACATCATCCGTAATATCCATTACTACTGTCAATTGACTAGCATATATTGGTTCGTATATATTATCCGACTTTGGTATGTATTGTAATTTTACCTCAACTCCATTATATTCAATTACACTTGATATAGTTTCATCAATATACATTTCAACTACTGAAATAGTATCATTTTTTGTAGCACTTGTTATTTTGTATTTTAAATTATATGCCATAATTAAAATCCTCTACGAAGGTTTAAAGATGCGTTTGAACGATTAATTGCTAATATTAAATCTTGTCCTTTTAAAACAAATTGTCCGTTTCCACCACTTGATTGTCCACTCATCGCTCCTGCACTAAATGATGTATTTAAGAATCCTTTTAATTTATCTAAAGGCATTATGGCTTCAGGACCAGCTTCTCCAATCATTCCTATTTGTGGACTTGAAACTATACCACCTGCTGCGTGTTTTTGTCCTGCTCCTAATAAACCTACTAACATATCCCAAAACCCTGTTCCTCCAGCTGCTGCTCCTGCCGCTCCTGATGAACCAACAGTTATTGCACCTTGAATAGCTGCTAATATTTCAGCTTTAATTATTGCTAATGCTAAATTTTCTGCAAATCTTGATACTTCATCAGAAAGTGTTTTAAAAACATTATCTCCTTTTTGTAATGCACTCCATACATTACCAATTGAATTAGTAATATCACCAGACATAGCGTCTGCAAATTCATAAGCTAATTGCTTTGATTTTTTCCAACCTTCTGATTGTTCTTTAAAAAGTAATTTTTCTGCTGCAATTGCAGGTGCTAAATTTTCAGTAATACCTTTAAGATATTTACCTAAACTATTTTCTTCAGGGTTCATTACCCTTGCTTCCTCTAATTTTAAATCTTGTTTTCTAAATTTTGTATTTTCTTTATCTCCATATGTTAAAACAGGTTTAGCAAGTTTATCTAATTCATCACGAATACGTTTTAAATATGCCAATTCAAGATTTAATTCTTTGCCTAAACCCTTAAATGTATCAGTAAGATGTTCAACGTGTGTACTTCCTTTTGGAATTGTTTTAATCATTAAATCAGTAAACAAAGGCATATTTACACCTACTTCAACTGCTGAATTTAATTTAGTTGTTGCATTAAATAATTCATTTGTTAAAATTACTCTTTTAGTATTTTCATCTCTTAATTCTTTTGAAGCAAATGTTAATTTATCTACATTTTGAGCTGATTTAATATCCATTGAAGAACCAATACCTGTAGGTTGTTCAAGACTATTTTGTGTTTTAAGAAAGTTTGCTCTAGCTTTTTGAATATTAAATTCTGTATCTGCTAATTCAATAGATTTATCAGCAATTTCTTTTTGATATCTTTGAACTATTGCTTGTTGAATTAATGCTTTTGTATATTCTATAACTGCTTTTTTTGCATCATCAACATTTTTTATTTGTGCAGCATATTGTGAATTTACTCCTCCTAATTCTTTTTTAACCGCTTCTAATGCTTTTTGTCTTTGATTATCTGATGCGGTAGCACTTGATGCAATTTTTAATAAAATATTAAGATTATCAGCTTGTTCAATTGCACTTTTTCTTGCATCATCTAAAGATTTAGCAAATTTATCTTGTTCATCTTTAGCTTCTTTAATAACTTTTGAATAACTTTCAAAAATTCCAACTAATAAAGAAAATCCTAATACAATACCAGCAGGTCCTGTTAAAGCAGCACCCATACTTTTAAAAGCACCTGATAAACTACCTTCCATCATTGCCATTCTTGACAATGAATTACCAAACATTACTAACCCATTTGCTCCTTGTTGTAAACCACCTGATGCAAATTCTCTTGTAACTCTATCTAATGAACCTATTGCTCTAAATGAATTATAACTAGGTGCAGTAAGATTATTTTCTAAAGATTTACCTGCTGAATTAACATTAGTTTGTAATGTTTGTATTTGAGTATTAACTCTAGCTAATTCTAATTCAAGGCTATTTAATACCGCTGGAGAATAGCTTTTATTCGCTATTGCGGTTTGTAACTGTGTATATTTATCCTGAAGTTTTTGTAATTCAGTTATAGCTTGTGAAACATCAAACGAAATCGAACCCTGAAAATTATTACCACTTGAAGCTGCCATATTTTATTAATTTATTCCGTATAAAGACAAAGTTCGTAAAAGTTGGTCATTTGATAAATATGTTTCCTCTATTTCATCTTCTTCATCTAATTGTGGTATGTGCCAAAAGGATTTAATTGATTTAGGCGACTTTTCGGAAGTATTACTTAAGTATATAATATAGGCGAGGTTTCGAGTCCTCGCCCATTCATTTAATTCTTTTCGTTCTGTTCCCAAAACGATTATACTATAATCTTTCCAAGTCATTTCCCAAAACTCACTAGGTCTTATTCCACATTCGGCAGCTTTTACCAAAATGTCATCCCAAGTTAGTTTTTCGAGGCTTTTTTTTTCTCCGTTTCTTTAGATGTAGAATTTACATTTATTGATGCAGTTGATAGAATATATTTAAAATATTCTACTAATTGACCTTCAGAAACGTAGATTGAGCCTATTTCATCAATCCAATCGCAAACATCTATTTCGTTATAGATAATATCTTCTTTTTTACTTACACAAGCTGATTTATAGCCGATGTAAAATAATTTGATAATCTTATCTAAATCTTTTTGTGCGGATGCTAAACTTTCAAAATAGTTTTCTAAACTAATATTGTATGTTTTGCAAAATTCACACATTGCCCAAGTACCCCACTTGAGAAGGATTGTGTTGTTGTTTAGTTTAAGTTCGAACATAAGTTATTATGTAGTTTTGGTTTGTGTTAATGGAGGGTTTACAACTTCAAAAGTTGCACTAAATTTAACATCTTCTTTATCAGGAGCGTTTAAATCCCAATTTGAAATAAACACTAAATCAGTTGGTTGACCGCCATAAACTACATTACCACTTGCAGGACTTGATGGTCCCATTTTAATTGCAAATTTAGTTTTTGCAACGTGTAAAGAGTAAAGTAAGTCATAAGAATCCTTACTAGGAGTTCCTGTTTGGTCGATTGCAAATCCGTCAGCTTTAATTTGTTGTTTAAAGTTTGGACCTGGTTCGTAATCATCTCCACATTTAGAAGATGCGTCAATAATGTTGTTAGAAGATGTAATTGCGTTTGATGTTAAACAAGCTACAACTGTATAAGTTCCAGTGTTTGCTGCATCTGCGAATAACAAGTAACTTCTAGCTGATACTTTAGATTCTGCCATTTTATTTAATTTTGAGTTATTATTAATTTATAAGTTATTAACGTTCTAAATACGTTATCAAGTGGATTTAAAGCATCTAAATTTCGTACACTATCAACATATACTTGGGTTGCATTCCAACCGCTTGTTAAGGTTATAGTAGTGTCAGAATTTATTGCCGTTAATATCTGATTTGATATTTCTTCTGAACGTTTAAAGCCAAAGTTAGCATTTTTTGTAACAATGTCTAAAATTATGGTAACAGTATTTGTATATCCTGTCTTACCTTCAATTTGATTTGAAGTTCTGCCTGTCATAATGATATATTCATTGCCTCCTGAAACAGGTGCCATACCATCATAAATACCATATCCCAAAGCGGTTACAGTTGTATAAAACCATTTCTTTATTTCTATATTAGGATTTAGCATTAACGTATTTATTTATATTATTTATCAAATTGGGTATTTCGCTTTCAAATGCAGGGAATAACCAAGGATGAGGATTTATGCCATTTTTTAATATTGAAATAGCAATCGCCCACGCTAATCTTCTGCTTTCATCATTTTGAGTAGATGCACTCCCTGTTCTTTTTCTAGTTTTTATACTATAAGTTCCAGCCAATCCCTTTCTTTCAACCCACAAAGTTAATGCTTCAATAAATTCTTTCATAGTGCCACCGCCTTTGCCCTGAAACGTTGTAGCATAATCATCATATCCTCGTGTATCTACCTTGCCTCCTGTTCCAAACTCCATATAAGCACCATAATTAAATGGAGTACCAACAAACATTTCTACTATTAAACCTTTTTCCTCAACTCCACTATTAACCGATTGACTTAATGTGCCTAAATTTCTAGGTGCATTTTGTTTGGCTAATGTCTCTATATTTTTAGCTGATTCATTTAAAATATTTGTTATATCAGCCTTAATAGTCTTACTGCTATTTTTTAAATTGTCAATAGCCTGTTGTAGTCCATCTAATTTAAAATAAACACTAGCCATAAAAGTTAATTTCTAGGAATCTATGTTGATTATCTACATCGTTAATTGACTGAATTGTGTACATTTTACCTTCTACAAATACCTGATATTCCTCGCTTATTGTAGTTCCGTAACGAATGTAAAGTTTAGCATCTTGATAAAATGTTTTCTCACTTTCCAATAAGGTTCTTGTGCTTCGTGAAGGTCTAAAATCACCCCATACTGATTCTTGTAAAGCAAAAGTAGTAGTGAAACCACCTTGCCCATCAGGAGTGATTGTAGGGCGGTATAAGTCTGCCCTTCTTGTCATTGTGGATGAATTTACATTCGGTCCTTTTTTATCGCCTATTCTCATATTATAATATTGGACTTACTCTTGTATATCTTTGACACGCTCTCCAAGCCTTTTGACACACTCCTGTTTGGTCGTATCTTTCTACATCTGCACCTCTATTCTCGTAATCAAAGTCTATTTGGTCCAAAATAGCCACTTTAAGGTCTTTTGGTACACTTACCATACTACTGCGATAAGTTGCCTTTAATTGATTCCAAAGAGGAAAACTTAAGTTTGGATATTCGCCACCAACTAAAAAGTAATTTGCTGCAACAATCTCTAAACCTGTTGATATATTATATAATTTAAAAGTAGATTGGTCCATTGGTCCGAAAGGCATATTAAAATTACCTGCTGGGTTATTGAACCATACTGATACTGTCTTTGGGGTAATACATAAACCTGTTGCTTTTTCAACTGCTTCTCTTGCTTGTGTAATTAAATCTGTAATTAAAGCATCATCTGCTGAAGTAGTTACACGGCAATAGTTTTTAGCTTCTGCAAGTGTTACAGGTTCGGTAATCGTGCCGTAATCGGCTAAAGTATAATCTATGATGTAATTATAGAAAGACATAATCTCTTTTTTACAAATTTACATTAATTATAATAAAAAACCCCCTACGTTTTAAGTAGAGGGTAATTTATTTATCTAACCATTAGAATTATGCATTCAATGTAGCATAGATAGCAGAACCTGGCAACATTAAGTTGATTGCTTCGTAGCACTCAATTCTCGCAGTAACTAAGTTCTTTTGGAAGTTATCAGAATCTTCATAAGAGAATTCGATAGCGATACCTTCAACTTCTACTCTTTCGATGTAGTCAGCATCAATAACTAATGCTTTATCGTTAGTAACCCAAGTAGCAGAAATAACAGGAACACCCCAAATAGTGATGTCTCCACCAGTTCCGATTTGAACACTACCTGAACCTACATAGTAACCTGCATTGATTGTATCAATCAAGATTTTAGCTTGTTGAGCAGGAGATACTAAAATGTAAGAAGGGTTAAAGTTCGCAGCTTTTTGGTTAGCGATTAATTGAACTAATTGCTTTAAGTCAACTGTTTCAGTCATTGTAGTAGTACCTGTTGCAGCTCCACTTACAGTTGTAAAGAAACTTGCGTTTTCTGCTTTAAAGAAATCTCTTTGTAACATTCTTGGCAAAGATTGGCTTAAGAATGGTAAAGATTTCATCATTTGCTTAGAGAAACGAGAGAAACCAGCGATGTAAGAGTTAACAATTTTAGTTTCAGTTAAGCTATAATCGTTAGCACCTTTTAATGCTCCTTCAGTTTGTGCAGCGATGTTATTAGTTTCACCAGTGTTCTCTTTGTAGAAAGTATATAAACCACTTTCAGAACGTACAGTTGGAACTAAATCACGGAAGTTCACTAATTGAGCAGGTTGCAATGCTGGGCGTAAAGCATAAGTAGTCACAGGATTACCTGTTACGTTACCTGAAATAGTCATTGTTTTTGCTTCAGGCATTTCTAAACGGAATTTACCACCTTTCTTTAAAGTGCTTTCCATTTCTTCTAAACGACCTTCCATTTTTTCAGATACTAACTCATCAAAGAATTTTACTTCTTTTGATGCAGCCACTTTCTTTTGTGCGAATGCAGCATCGATTTGTTTTTGCATTTCGTCTTTTACTACTGATACAGTAGATTTTACATCTTCGATTTGACCAGCAAAACCTTTAACGTTTTCTGCCATTTCTTTGATTAAGTCTAAATTTTCCATTTTTACTTTTTAAATAATTGATTAAATTGTTGAATTGCTTTGATAATTTCAACATCATCATTTGATTTCGGCTCAACTGCTGCTGCGGGTTGAGTGATTGTCAATAGAGATTGTTGAATTCTCTTTATTTCAGCTTCCATTAAATTGTACGTACTATCAGAGTAATTTCCTTTAGTAAGTGCTTTTAATAGATTGTCTAAACGCAAAGATAATGTTTCTTTGTTTTCTGATTTTACCGCCAACGTTGGGGTTTCAGGATTTGCACCCCAAAGAACTGCTGACCCTTCGTAAAGTTTTAATTCACTAATTGTTCTAACACCACTTTTAGATTCGCTTTGTTTAATAGTGCTAAATCCTATTGAATGTTGATTAATTAAACCAGCTTCATATAATTTTATTAAATCTTCTCCTGCTTGTGTTTTAACTATTTCAGTAACGGCTACCAACTTATCACCATCCACATAAAGTTCTTTGGGTTTACCTATTACGTGGTTCATATCTGCTTTATGGTCCACTAAAGACCAAATCATATTTTTTGCATTTGGTCCTCGCTCTGCTAAAGTCTTTGTAAATGCTTCAGGAACGATAATATCATTGTCTAAATCAATGTTATTCATTCTTGACCATACTGCTTTTATAGTTCTTGTCTTTGTACTAACATCCATTATGGAATCGTTAATATC